TTAGATCCTATGACTGATCCGATTCGCACAAAACAGGCGTTGAAGATTGGCATAGAAGCAACTATCAGCGGTGGTGGCTTGTTAGACACAACGATTGATAGTGAAACGGGTTCTAGCCCTGTTTATTCGCTAGGCAATTTCGTTAATTGGTTAAATAATTTTGGTAATCCTATCCCTTGGACTAACAATTCATCTGCAACAATTCAGTGGATTGGCGGTCAGGGATATGTGCTGTACAAGACAGACGCGCAGCAATGGGGCAAGTATTTGGGGATTACGGTCACATCCAACTCAGCGGCGATGGTTATTAACGGTTTTGAATACGAACATGAATTGAGAGTGAGGTTCTAAATGCCAGTTCCAAATACATTTGCGAATGCAACAACGTCGATTCCGCTGTCGCAACTAGATGCTAACTTTGCTACGCCTATCACGTTAGGCAATACAGCGATACAGCTTGGCAACACAGTCACGACATTAAACAACATGACGTTATCAAACGTCACGATTACCAGTGGAACAAGCAACATTGCTGGATCTGGCAACATTACTATTGGTAATACGACAATCGCGCTTGGCAATTCGACTAGCAGCCTGGGCAATGTCACGTTAGCAAACACAACTGTTACTAACTACACAGAAACGCTGTTCTCAGCGACTGGTAATACGACAGTCAACTTGACGAATGGAACGATTCAAAAGATTACGACAAGCGGATCTACTACGGTCACGCTACCTTCTTCTGTTTCTGGCAAGAGTTTCACGATCATTGTGGCTTATGCAGCAGCGGACGCGCTGTCTTGGGCAGGTGGTTCGACGCTGAAATGGGCTAACGGCACAACACCAACCGCAACCAGTGTTGCCAATAAGTTTGACATCTTTTCGTTCTTCCAAGACGGAACAAACACTTATGGCATCGTCAACGGGCAGAACTACTAATGTTGAGCGCATCTAAATCCGGTCAGTACGGCGGTTATCAGATCAGCCGCAGTGTTCGTGTTCGCGGTAGTGCGTCTGGTTACTTCACAAGAACGCTATCCGTGGCATCAACAAGCAGCACCATTTTCACTTGGAGTGGGTGGGTTAAGCGAGGATCGCTTGCTGCAAGCAGGATGACAATCGCTTACCACGGTAATACTGGCGCAACCGGCGGTTTAATTAACTTGGAATTTAATTCTGATGCGACTCTGCGCTGTTTCTTTGATGGTACGAACACTATTCAAACTACTGCGGTTTATAGAGATCCATCTGCGTGGTATCACATCATGCTGGCCTATGACAGCACTCAAGCAACTGCATCAAATAGAGCGAAACTGTACGTTAATGGTATGCAGATAACGGCTTTCTCAACTGCAAATTACCCGCCGCTGAATCAAGCGATCAATGCTGGAGTTGGTAATGTTCAAAATTTAGGATTAGTTAGTACAAGTCAATTCGACGGATATTTAACTGAACTCAACTTCATCGACGGTCAAGCCTTAACACCTTCGTCATTTGGCGTGACTAATTCGTATGGTGTGTGGTCGCCTATTAAGTACAACGGTACTTATGGAAATAACGGCTTTTACCTGAATTTCTCTGATAACAGTGGCGCTACTGCCACGACTATCGGCAAAGATAGTTCTGGCAATAGCAACAACTTTACACCAAACAACATTAGCGTGACTGCTGGTGTGACTTACGATTCGATGCTAGATGTACCAACACCCTGGGGTGATGGTGGAAATGGGCGTGGAAATTACTGCACGTTAAATCGGTTGGTTGCATCTGGTCTTTCTGGTGGCGGCGTTCTCAGCAATGGCAATTTGCGGGTAGCAGGATCAGCCGGTGTTTCCAATGCTTATGCCCGTGGAACAATGGCGCTTTCCGGCAAGTTTTATGCAGAATTCTTTTTTGATGTTGTTAATGCTACAGCATCAATCGGCGTTGATGTAGTCACTGCTACAGCTGGGGCGCTTAATACGTCTAGCACAAACGTATCCTATCGCTCTGGCGGGAACAAGCGTGTGCTTGGAACAGAAACAGCCTATGGTGCATCGTGGGTAGCAAATGACATTATTGGTGTCGCTGTTGATACTACCGCCAATACGATTGAGTTTTTCAAAAATGGTGCAAGTCAAGGCGTAATTACATCATCGGCATTTTTTGCCCAAGGAGATTGCATATACGCAATGTCTAAAGATGATGTTGGAAGCCCGACAGGTCAAGCCAACTTTGGTCAGCGTCCTTTTAGCTACACACCGCCTACTGGATTTAATGCGTTAAATACGTTTAATTTGTTAGAACCTTCTATTCAGAAGGGTAATCAGTATTTTGATGTAAGTCTGTACACGGGTAATGGAACGACGCAGACGGTCACAAATAGCGGCGGCTTTACTCCAGACCTTGTGTGGAATAAAGGCCGATCCGTTGCTTATAGTCACGGCCTCGTAGATTCAGTTAGGGGCAATAGCAACATACTTAGTTCTAACACTACTGCCGCAGAAGCAAACCCAGGCGCACAGTTAGACATCACAACAAATGGGTTTATCTCAACCTATCGGGCGGCTAACCTAGCAAACAACCAAAACGCAGCAACCTACGTCTGCTGGCAATGGAGAGCAGGAGTTTCTGCTGTAACCAATACTGCTGGCACGATCACATCTACCGTAGATGCTGGCACAACGCAAGGCTTTAGCATTGTGACGTACACGGGTACAGGTGCTAACGCTACTGTTGGTCATGGGTTGGGTATTGCGCCTAAGATGATTATTGTTAAAGCAAGAAGTGCTGTAAATGATTGGCCTGTTTATCATGCAAATCAAAATGCAACTCCTCAAAATGGTCTTATATATTTGAATGCAACTAATGCTTATGCAGCAGCAGCAACTGTTTGGAATAGTACTGCACCAACATCAACTTTATTTAGCGTAGGTACAAATGGCGCAGTAAATGCTTCATCTCAAACATTTGTAGCTTACTGCTTTGCAGAAATAACAGGCTTCTCACGCTTCGGAGGCTACACAGGCAATGGTTCGGCAGATGGTCCTTTTGTGTTCTGCGGGTTTAGGCCGAGGTGGGTAATGTTTAAGAAGACAAACACCAGCACGGCTGGCGATTGGACGATTTACGACACAGCTCGTGACCCTTATAACGTCATGCCAAACATTCTTTACCCTAACTTGGCTAACGCAGAAACTGGCGGCAATGCGCTTGACACGCTGTCAAACGGTTTCAAAATTCGCAGCACAGGACAGAATATCAACACAAATGGAGACACATACATTTTCGCGGCCTTTGCCGAAAACCCATTCAAGTATTCACTAGCGAGGTAATTATGTTTGCAATAGTTCAAAACGGAATCATTATGTTGCTAGTGCAAGCTGGCACAGCATTTACTTGGAATGGTGTTGAGTACCCTGCCAATTGGTGCAACCTGTCTTCACCGCAAGATAAGGCGGCTATAGGCATGGTGAATGTTGTATATGGCGCTCAGGCTAACGACCAATACTACTGGGTGACGCAGCAAGATGCTGTATATAACGCGCAGACTAACCAGGTTGATATTAACTTTACGTCAACGCCTAAAGATTTGACTAAAGTAAAAAGCAGTTCGATCAATCAAATTAACAGCACGGCTTACAGCATCTTATTGCCAACAGACTGGATGGTAGTAAAGGCTGTGGAAACCAGCACACCTATCAGCCCCGCCTGGAATAGTTGGCGGCAGTCTATTCGCACTACGGCCTCTGCTGCTGTAAGTGGCGTAGAAGGTGCGACAAATGTAGATGAAGTGGCTGCGGTGATGTCGAACATCAACTGGCCTAAAAGTCCTGATCAACTCGCTATGGAGGCTGCAAATGGGGCTTAATGCGTTTACTAAGACGGGTAATACCGTCACATTCGTAGCGGCCTCTTCAGCCCCTACTGCGGTTCAGTGTGCCTCTACGACGCTCGGCGGCAACCAGTATCGAGTGATCAATGCTGGCACAGTCATTGTGTTTCTAGGCTATGGCACAACTGCTGCTGCGGCAAATGCGAGTGCGACACAGGTGACAAGTAGCCAAGAAGCATTTCCACTACTGCCAAGCACGGATGAGATTTTGACATTTGTGCCAAATGCGTACTTCACGGGTGTAACCGCATCCGGTACTGCGACGGTGTATATCACGCCAGGTGACGGTCTATAAGGAGCAATCATGCTGAAGGTAGCTGGTGGAGGCGGTGGCGCAACAGGCGCAGTGAATTACAAAGGCACTTGGAATGCCAGTGCAAACTCGCCTACGCTCACTTCCAGCGTTGGCAACCAAGGCGATTATTACGTTGTAAACATAGCAGGAACAACTAACCTTAACGGCATTACTGATTGGCAGGTTGGCGATTGGGCAATCTTTAATGGTTCAGTCTGGCAGAAGGTTGACAACACAGATGCAGTAACGTCAGTCAACGGTCAAACAGGCGCGGTAGTTCTGGCAGTTGCCAATATTGCTGGTGCTGTACCTAACACGGTCAATGTGTTGGCGGGTGGTTTGTTGACAGGTGGCGGTGCGCTCACTGGCAACGTCACGATCAGTTTGGATTCTGTGCCTTCTGGCAATGTCAGCGGCCTTGGCACTATGGCAACTCAGAATGCCAATGCTGTGGCGATTACAGGCGGCAGTGTGACTGCGAATGTAACTTCTAATAACGTCAACTTAACTGGCACGACATCAGCAACCGCAACTTTTGCAACATCAGAACTGCCGTTAGTTCCAGAGGGCTACATTACGATTCAAATTGGTGGTGTGAACAAGAAAATTCCTTATTACGGAGTGTAAATGGAAGGCCAAATGCTATTTAACCTGGTTGTTGGCGTAGCAGCGTTCTTTGGCGGCTGGACTCTAAACCGGATTACCAGAATGTTAGATCGTATGGATGAAGACATCCGTGATTTGCCGCACGTTTATGCTGACAAAGACACCTACAAGTCTGACATTAACGAGATTAAGGGGATGTTGGGCAAGATTTTTGACAAGCTAGACGGGAAAGTTGACAAAGTATGAACATGGACACCCTTAGCATCGTTAAATTTGGCGATAAGGATTCGCTAGGGGAGTTTTTGTTTGAAAACGGTATGCAACACCGGCTGTTTGCCCAAACTGTGATGGATTTAGGGGAGGCAGTGCCTATTTACCCCCTAATAGATGCCAATATTGACAACTTAGATGACTGGTTACAGGCTCATCAGGTCGAACATCAGTATTACGCAAGCATTTTAGGGCTAAATAACCCCTTCAATTTGCTTGATACCGACTGGAATAAGGAGGAAGATTTCTATGATTGGATTGCTTCCCACTTGTATATTCATCAACAAATTGCAGCGTCCCTAAACTTGTCGAGTTGATTATATGGCTACTCCTCCCCAACAAAATATGAATGTTGCAGCGCAACAAAACCCAGACATGATGAAAGTCATGCAGAAAGACATTGATCCAATGTCTGATCCGCAAATGGCTGAGGCTAAAAGTGCTGCATTAGATTTGTTAGAAGACACTGGCCTGTCAATTATTGACTTGAAGGAACTAGGACAAGCGGCTGAATTAGCGATTTACGACAAGAACTTGTACCCTATGTTCTTGCAGAAGATTAAAGAGTTAGGACAAGAAGACCCTAAAGTATTTGGATCGGTGATTAACTACGCAGCACTCGCAACGATTGCGACAGCAGCGAAACTGGTGTGAGGCGGCAACATGGGTTCTAGAAGACTTAGGAGATTAGGCGACAAGATAGTTAAAAATGCGCCGGTTATCGCTGCGGTAGTCACTATTTTTGTTCCAGGTGTGGGAGCCGCAATTGGTACAGCATTAGGCGCAACAGGTACTACAGCAGTCGTTGTTGGAAATGCTGCACTTAACGCTGGTGCAACCGCATTGAATCCAGATGCGACAGCCAAAGACATTCTTACAGCAGGTGTGGCGGGTGGTGCTGGCGCTTATGCTGGAACTTTAGCTAGTCAATCGACTTCAGCCGCAATAGGTGGTACGTCTGGAAAAATTGCTGGATCTGCTGCTGGGGGCGCTGCCGGTAGTGCAACACAAGCATTAGTCAGTGGAGCAGAACCAGAAGATGCGTTAAAGGCCGGACTAAAAGGCGCTGCTGTTGGTGGTCTATCACAAGCAGGTGTGGAGTTTGGCAGAGGGGTAGCCCAAGCTGGTAGAGCAGATTTGAGAGCGCCTAGAGATGCTTTGTATGCGTCCGGCAGCTTAAATGAAACAGGCCAATTACAAAGCTCTGGTTTGTCATCCAGAGTACCAACGGGCGGTGGTACAGGGTTAAAAGCACAAACAGGTACTGTGTACTCTACGCCACTTGTGCCTAGTGAAACCATGCGTTACAGCGATCAAGGACTGCAACCGGCTTATCAATCCGGTCAAAGCATGATTACACCTGCTGGATTGTCCACTGGTTCTCCTTACAGAGAGCAGACCAAGTTTGGCACACCGGCATTAAGTCGCACAGAAGAGAGTTTGTTGAAAGAAGGTTTGGAGTTGGGTATTAGTGAATCGCTGATGGATAGAGGTGGTCAGCCAACACAACAGCCTCAAACTGCTTATTTAGGAACTGGCAGCAGTGCGCCAGGTTCTCAGGCATTGGCGCAAGCCTTGCGAGTAGATTCCGGTACAGCCTTGTTCGGATCAGATAAAGAAGGTCAACGTAGACCCGTATGGAACGTGGAATCGTTGAAAGTAAAAGACGAGATGGGAGCATAAGATGGCAAAGCAGATTGCGCGGTTATTGAAGACGGACATAATGGCTGATCTGGATATGCCAGCACTTGCTCAGGTTCTTGCCTCTAAGGGCAGGAAGGGCGATACGATGCTTGCTCACATCACGCCACAAGAAGCGGCCTTGCTGAAAGCTAAAGGCGGCGCTGGAACCATGAATCCTGATACTGGGTTGCCAGAGTTTTATGATGACGACTTTAATTCTACTTACTTTAGATCCAGCCGCAGTGCAAATGTTGATCCTGACATAACGTCTGGAACTTATTACAGAAGTCCATCGGAGCCACAGACATTTGCTGTTCCAATGCCTGAGGTGGAAGCTATTGGTTCTGTACCTACAGATTATTCTGGCTATACAGGAAGAGGTCAGCGAGCAACAGCACAGGAATTTTATGGCGATTTAACCCCGCCAGATTTGCCTACGGGTGTCTACGATGGCAACAGATTAACTTCTGCGTATGCACAACCTAGCCCTGTGGCCTCTTCTTTGGCGCTTGAATTGCAGCGTCCAGACTATGCGCCAACTGCTCCAGAATTAGCGCCACAGCAACCTAGTTTCTTGCGGCGTACTGCTGATTACTTACAAAGGCCAGAAACCATGGAGAGGTTAGGCTTGGCTGGATTGCAAGCCTTGCCTGGCATACTGCAAGCAAGAGAAGCTAGAAAGCAAGGCCAACGTGCGAAAGAGGAAATGCAGCGTTTGGGAGCGCCTTACCAGCAGCAAGGTCAGGCGTTAATTCAACAAGCACAGCGTGGTGAGTTGACAGCACCTGCCCAACAACAGATACAAGCACTGCAAGCCCGTGCAGCACAGGGTGTAGCAGGTCGTGGTGGTGTGGGTGCAGAACAATCAGCCGCACAGGTTGAAGCCTTCCGTCAGCAACTGTTGCAAGGCCAGTACGACATGGGCTTGAAGGTGGCGAATATTGGTGATCAGATTGCAGCGGGTGCTATCCGTACAGGTTTGTCGGCAGATCAGTATGTCAATGAGTTGACTAATAATTACTTTAGCAACATGGCTAGAACACTGTACGGCACTCCGCAAACTCCGCAAGCTGGTCAAACTAACCCGCCGAGGTAATTATGGCAACAGGCTTTCCTCTCAGCATGAACGTCGGCGATCCAGTCGCCAGGGCAAAGGCGCGGCCTCCTGCTGCACCTAAAGCGTCTACGCCTAAAGCAGAAACACCTGCCGCACCCAAAGATGACTTAGCGTCGCGCTACACATCCATGATGGAAAAACCGCAAAGCGAATTAAAAGAAGCGGTTGAGAGCGAACAACGATTTGGCATGGCAAAAGAGCAAGACTTGGCTGCTAGGACTGCTGAGAAGGCAAGATCTCGCGCTACTGCTTTAGAGGCTGAGAAAACTGCCATTGAAGAATCTGGTGTCATGCAGCGTATGACGGACGTTGAAAAGAGGATGGAAACGCCGTTTACGCCGACTAAAGACAATGCAATGGATTTGGCAACCCTCTACAGCTTAATTGGTGTGGTGGGTTTTGCTATTGGTTCTGGTGGCAAAGGTAATGCTCTAACGGCTATGTCTGCCATGAATGGTATGGCACAAGGTTATCAACAAGGCCGTATGGATTTGTATGCCAGAGAGAAAGACCAGTTCGACACTAACCTAAAACAACTCAAGACTCGCGCAGATACGCTAGGTAAGGAGTTGGAGCGTATTACTAAATTAGCAGCGTATGACCGGCAGTCGGCTGAGTTGGAAGCGGACGCACTGTTTGCCGAGCAAGGCGCTAATTTCATGAAGGAATACACGGCAAAATATGGTTTGCCTAAGTCGCTAGAGTTGGCAAAACAGAATGTGCAGAGCGCCCAAAAGATCTTTGAGTTAAAAGAAAAGCAAGAAGCAGACGCTCAAAAACGTAGAGAAGAAAGAGCGTTTAGGATGCAAATGGCGCAGATGAACATTGATGCTAGAAAAGAGATAGCGTTAATGAAGGGTGGCGAAAAAGGCAGTCAGAAGCTAACAGAAAAAGACCGTTCGGCGCATCGTTTGCGCGAAAACTTAATTCCTGAGTTAGAAGAAGGTATTGACATTCTTGACCGTTTGAACCGAGAGGGTAAATGGACAAAGATGACTGCGGCACTAGGTGCTGATACGCGCCTAGCAGAACTTGCATTTAAGGATGATCCAGAAGCTCTAAAGCTGATTCGTACTTTTGCGTTCTTCCGTAGTAAAGAGTTTGAAACGGGTGGTAAAGCACTTACCAAAATGGAAGATCGCATTCTTGCGCCGTTATACAGAGCCGACTGGCGTGTTTATGAAGCGGTCAGAAATGCGATGGTTCAAGGCGTCAGTGAAATGTCGAAAGAGAAAGCGCGGTTAGAAGACCAATTCCCGCAGTTGGGTGGCGGCACTGATCGTCCAAGCGAAGTTCCAACGCCAAAGCCGATGCCAACTGGTGACAAGTTGAAGGCTTATGCAGACGCTAACTTTGGTGGCGATCAAACCAAAGCGCAAAACTTCTTACGCTCACAGGGGTTCCAATAATGAGTGTTGACATCAGCGATCTACCAAAACCGTCGCAAACGGACATTAGCGACCTGCCGACACCTAAATCGCCTTCAGCGCCTAAAGGTCAGACAACATCTCCTGAGAAGCCGTTTGGAGATCGTCTGAGAGATATTGGTGGCGCGACTGCATTTGGTACGGCTGCTGGTGCTTTCTCGCCGGAGATTGTTATGGGAACCGGCATGTTGCTTGAGAAGTTTCCTGGGTCGCCTCCACCTGTTAAAGCTGCTGGTAAGGCTATGCAAGCCGCTGTACCGTCAATGGAGGGCGCTAAAGGCCGTGCGTTAGGTGCTTTGTCTGGTGGCTTTGGTAGTTTGACTGGTGAAACGGCAGGTCAAACTGCTGAAGTGCTTGGCGCTCCACCTTGGGCAGCAGAAACCGCAAGATTCGTGGGCGGACTTGCGCCTGTAGAGTTTGTGACTAGCGCACCAAGAGCATTGCTGTCAGCAACTGGCAGGGCGTTGGGAATTCCAGGCGCTGGCATGGTGCGTGATGTTATGAAAGACGTTGGTGTTGCCAACCTGTCTGGTCAACAACGTGAATTGGTTTTGCAAAGAATTAACGAATTACGTCAGTCACCTTTTGCTACCGATGCTCAGAAAAAGATTTACGACACCATATCCGATTCTGTAAGGCAATCTAACAGCCTAGCAGAGGTGGAGGCCGATCTGGCGAGAAGAGCCGCCGAAATAGAAGCTAAGGGTGTTCGTAGTTCGGCAGAGCAAGTATCCAGAGAGGAGCGCGAGAGAGGTGTTAAGTTAGCCGGAACCAGAGCAGAATTAGAAGAAGCAAAGAGAACTCTAGTAGACAGGGCTAAGAGTGGGTTGCGGCAGGTAGGTGATGCCACCGTTGAACTGTCGCAAATGGGCAGAACCTTGCGCGACAGGATTTTGCAAAGGTTTGAAACTGGATCACTGGAAAGATCTGATGCCTACAAGAAGCAAAAGGCTTTGCGTGATCAGGATGTTGCCAATAAAGAAAGCAAAGGTATTTTTGTTGACTCAACGCCTGAATACAAAGAACTTCTAAAAGATTTAACAAGCAAGTTGTTAATTGGAAGGCAACCGCTTACCAAGAAAACCGCAGAAGTAACTGAGCCTGGTGTTGAATCAGCTTACAGAAAAATCTATGACGCGATTACAAACAAGCGCGTGATGATTGAAGGTTCGGCAGATGATGTTGCTAATTATGTTGCAGAACTCAAAGCAGCAGGTATTAGCGTAAGACAAGGCACAAATCCTAAAACTGGCGAACCTGTGTTTTATCGGGAATACAAAACATCATTTGATGCAATGGATGATGTTCGTCGTAAATTAGGTGACGCTGCTTTTGGCAAAGAGGCAGAAGGATATGAAGCACTTGGACAGAAAATAGCGCAGGAGTATTACGCCAAAATTAGCAATCTACAATCCAAGTTTGCTGGTCAATCGCATGATGTCTTGCAAAGCGAGTATGAGATTGCTTCTCGCTTGTTAGAGAAGTACAGGACTAAGGCGGGTGCTAAAGCGACTGCGCTAGACCGGATAGATCCTACTCAGTTCAAAGCAGACGCTAAGTCACTACCTGGAGCATTGTTCAACAGCCAACAGTCTGTGGCAGACGCTATTGCACTGACGGGTGATCGGAACTTGGTGGTGCAAGAAGCTAGAAACTATGTGGCTAGAACGATTGCCAACATGGATGCTAAGGCTGCAAAGAACTGGCTTACTAGCAAACAGAACTCCGATTGGTTGAGCGCGTTGCCGGAGGTTAGGACTGTGGCTGACAACTACGTCATGAACCTAGAACGTGCTGAAGGCATGGCTACGGGTGCTGGTAAGGTTGCGGCAAGAAAAGAAGCGTTAGAGCGTCAGGCTGGTAGAGAAGCTGGTAAGGCGCTGGAGATTGGTGAGAAAGAGGCTGGAAAACTGGTCACAGAAGGCGAGAAGGCCGCGACCAAGATTACGGATGCGGCAAGGAAGGAAGCCGACACGATCCTGAAAACCGCTGAACCTGCTGCCCGTGTGCAAGAGATCATTACGTCAGGTGATAGAACCTTGTGGGATCGGGTTGCGCCAGCTATTGCGGCTAGTCCCCAAGGTAAACAAGTCTTGGAACAGGCGATTCGTCAGACGATGGCTGACAGGGCGCAGCAGGGCGTGTTTGGCGCACAGCGTTTCTGGCAGACTAGCTTGAAGGATTCGTTAGCCAGGACTGGCCTGATGCCAGCGAACAAGATCAATGAGATCAGTCAGCAACTGGATGCTATTGCTAACTCGGCATTGCCAGAGCAACAAAAGCTAACGCTGTTTGGCAGAACGATCAGGAACATTATTGTGACCTTTGTAGCGCCAGCCACATATCGGGGTGGTATGTCTGCCTATGAAGCACTGACGGGTGCTGGCAAGCCAACATCGATGCAGCCAAGGAGATAAAGATGCCATTGACCAAAGGCTTTAGTAAGAAGACTATCAGCAAAAATATTCGTCGTGAGATGAAGCGTGGGAGGCCACAAAAGCAAGCTGTGGCTATTGCTTTGAGTGTTGCAAGAAAAGCAAAGAAAGGGAGAAAATGATGCGTAACCGTAGACCGCAGGAAGCCGGTGTGGGTGATGTCACGCCCCCGCCAACCATGATCAAGCCTATGCGTAAGATGAAGCGCCAAGAACAGGCGATGCAGAAGCGTAAAGCCAAGCGATGAGCAAGAAGCAGAAGGGGATAAATCCAGAACTAGAAACGGCAATCAATCAGTTGTTGAAATCGACAATGAATGATCCGATGGCTAGTTTGACGGACAAAACCAAGATCCTGGACAGAGCGTTAAAACTTGAGCAACTAAAGGCAAGAATTACCGACGATGACTGGGGTACTGGCTTTGCTATGGATGATGATGAGTAGTATGATATGAGTATCCATTATTTAAGGGGATATTCGTATGGATGCTATTCAGTTGGTAAGGTTGGCTTTGAACGTCATCAGCGAGAGATTGTTGGTGATATTAGCGATGTGCCTGAATTTCGCTCTCGCTTGCTGGACAATGTGGGGATTACAGTGGGAGAGGCTGGTAGCGTTAGCGGTGTTTGCGCTGTTCAGCTTCCTTTTGATAAAGATGGAAAGGATCAAAGATGCGCGACAAGAAAGACCTAACTCTCAAGAGTAGCGTTCCAGGCGCGGAAGAGCTGAACTACAGCCAAAAATACGCGAAAGCAATCCGTCCTCAGAAACCATCTGATACGACAGAACGATATCAGAAGTGGCAACCAGGTCAAGTACCTATGGGTGGATTTCGTAGCGTCTTCTGCTTTGATGACAGCTACAACAGCAAACAAAGCCCGACTTCTGGCGGCGGCAAGAAGGTGTACTAATGGGGATCATGGCCTTCACCCCGATGGGGAATACAGTTTCATTTAATGCCGCTGTGACAGCCCCGCCAGCAGTTCAGGCAACATCGACAACGATAGGTGGAACTCAGTACCGAGTTCATAACACTGGTAATGTTGTCGTGTACATGGGGGTAGGGGCAACCGCTGCGGCTGCAAACACATCAGCAAATACTTCGCTGAGTGGCGCAACCATCAGCCTGATGCCTAACTCGGTAGAAGTCTTTACCTTCAATGCCAATCAGTACTTCACAGGCAGAACGTCTAGCGGCACTGCCGTGGTGACGGTACTTGCTGGGGATGGTGTCTAATGCTACGAACCGCCGGTGGATTGACAGTAAATCAGACCACCCAGTTCGGTGGTTATTACGGTTCCTTTTACAGTTCTGAAGACCAGTTTGATGGTGTCAATACACCGACGCTGATGTACTGCGAAACCACCGCAGACAATGCTGGTGTCACTATGGAAACAGGTGATAGCGGCAAAAAGTCTCGCATGACCTTTGCCAATGCTGGAACTTACAACATCCAGTTCTCAGCACAGTTGCGTAACAGAGGTGGTGGTGGTTCCGGCAACACTGTCAACATTTGGTTTAGATTGAATGGCACAAACATAGCCAATTCAGATACCAAAGTCACTGTGCCTTCTAACGCGCCGTATGTGGTGGCTGCTTGGAACTTTATTGTTTCGGTAGCCGCGACAAACTACGTCGAGTTGGTTTTCAAAAGCGATAACGCTAATATTGGTTTTGAGCATGAAGACTCAACAGCCAATAGTCCTGCTATTCCTTCTGTCATCATGACAGCCGTACAAGTGAGGTGATTACATGAAACAGTACATTCTTGAACGCGCTAAAGAGCCATCAACCTGGCGCGGTGCTATTTTGTTTTTGACTGCTATGGGTGTGCCGATTGCTCCGGCTTTGGCAGAGCATATTGTGACTGTTGGTCTGGCGGTGGCTGGTATTGTCGGGATGGTCACTAAGGGATGATCAACAGCCGTAAGCTAGAGGATCTTCTGCCGCCTGTTAAGGTAAGGGTAGAGGAGTTTCTGGCTTCGGCAAGACAATACC